TCCATACATTGAGAATATTTAAAGTACTAGATCCAACACTTCTAGTTGCACTTGCGTTTGGTAGCAGATCAGAGTTAAAAGATACAGTGCCTAAGTTACCGAGAGTAGCAGAAGCAAAGCTTCCACCTACAGTAAGAGAAAAGTCAAGATTCGCATCAGGAACTGTCCAGGTACGAGTCGTAGCTGTAGCGATTCCGCCTACTTCAAAAGCCAAAAGCTTCGTAGCGTCGCCTTGGTCTTTAATTCTAAAATCGTTATCGTAGAATTCCGTAGTTCCAATAGAACCTAAGGCAGTATCGATTCCCTCTAACGCACCTTTAGTGGTCCCATCGGTAGGGGTAAAGTTTGAATAACTATTATCGTCGCCGATGACACTTGAGCCAGCAGGATTGGTAGCTGAATCTAGGCCAACCCCATTAACTTTTAAATTGCCTCTAGCATTTGGATTATATGCCATTAGTGGATACTCCAGGTCGTTCCATCAGACGCAACCATAAAACCTTCGTTATAAACAATGATATCTTGATAGTTTAAATCGTCGATAAGCTCTGAACCAAAAGCTTGAATTCTCAAGATGTTGGAAGTGATATCAATTTTCTTAACCCAGAAAACCCTACCGGCAGCAGAAGCGGCGGAAGGAAGAGTAAAGATAATCATTCCACTCGTACAGTCAGCTTTGATGATTTTGTCTGTATTTAAAATTGTATAGTTAGCAGTCTTGGTAGAAATATTGACAGGTCCACCAAGAGAATCTTGTCCTGGATCGCCTTGAGGTCCTTGAGGTCCTTGAGGTCCAGTTGCTCCGGCAGGTCCCGCAGGTCCGCCCGCTCCGCCTGAAAGACGGAATTCGATAATGTCGCCAACTACGATGTCTTGAGAGATTGTGATTTCATTTGAAATCGCTCCGTCAAGACCTACTTCATCCCAGCCATCGGTAATATCTGAGCCCATGTTTTGGGGTAGATATTGACCATTAAGATAAACTTCTAGTTTTCCTTTACCTACAGTGTAATACTGAGGGTTCCCGCCAAGTAAATTGTTGTTGGGAAGAGTAAACGTAGAGCCAGACAGCAAAGGTCCCTGAACTTCATTTGAATCGGCTGGAATACCAGCGATAACTACTTGAGATTCTCTATAAGAAGGAGTGTCAAGCGTCTCAAGAATCGAACCGATTGCGGTATCGAGTTCTTTAATAGCCAAAGTTAAGTTGTCGCCGTCTTTTACGAACCAGTTACCTGTTCCAGAGCCAGCTTGGATCTGAGTAACAGCAAAAGGAGCGCCTATGTTACCATCTGTTGATGCGGCAGTTGAGCCAGCAGAAGTTCTTGTAACTCGAACGATATGTTGATTTGGGTTTGAACGAGGTGCGGCGATGAAGTCTTGATAGCCTTCAGCATTTAAAGCATTTGCGACTTCGGTTGCGACCTGAGCATTCGTCATGCCACTGGTCAAGTTAACTACAATAGGTGTTCTAAATGGAATATTCGGATCTACCCCAAAGCCATCGATGTTGAACCATACGTAGAATTTGCGATGGTTACCGGCAGAATTGATATTAAAATAATCATTTTGCGCGATTTGCGCTTCGCTACCGAAAGTAAGATCTTCGATTAAAGGCGTAGAGCCAGGATTTAACGCCGAATCGTAAAGCGGTCTAGATGCAGTCTCTAAAGGCGAACCGATGTATTCGAGAAGTTGTAAAGAAACGCCATCAGCAATTTCTTCGGTTTCGCCGTCTTGCAGTTCCATTCCCAAAAAGCGAATATAAACGCGAGCGGTAGCGCCGCCGTTGTCGGAACGTGCGAATAACCAGAAGATGTTCTCACCAGGCGGAACGTCTTCGCGGTCAGCTATATAGATATCACGATCACTAGAAGGAGTAGCGCTGGTCTGATAAGAACCGAAAGCATATTTAGACTTGGCTCCTGAAGGACCAGTAGATGTTCCAGCGAAAGCCTCAGTTAAAGTAACTTGAGAAAGTGAATCGACCGTATCGATTTGATAATAAGCGATATCTGTTTCAGAGCCGATCTTTACCCAGTCACCAGCTTGTAACGGAGTCGTCCAGGCAACAGAACCTACTGAAGAAACGATGTCTGAGCCGTTCGTAAACACGAGATTCGGTACGATAACAACGCCGCGAATGAGATTAACATAGGCTACTTGGTTATCGCTAAGAACGATATCTGAACTAGTAGGGTTCGCCAAAAGCTTATAGGCTAAACGGCTTCCGATGATTCTAATGAAAATATCGTCGGACCAGTTAATTAAACCAGGAGTTGTCTCTTCGGCATCGTGAGAAATATTTCCGCGACCAGTGATAACGGTATTGCCAAGGTCTGTTCGGATGCTGTCCAAAGAACCTGACGTTCCTTGTGAAGTCCAATATGGCGTACCTTTAATTAACTGGATCTCTGTGGTAATCGCATCAAGTTTGTCCTTGAGCGTTCCCATGTCTTTGTCGCCGCCGCTGAAAGGGTCGAGCGAATTAGAGCTAGAGTAATTCGGATTAGGAGTACGACCGTTCGGATAAGTATATTGATTGAACGGGTTCGGGCTAAATCCACCAGTTGCTTGGCTGAAAAGAAGTTGTCTTGCATCGTCAATGCGTGTAACGTTGTTACCAGAGTCAGTCGTAACGATTGCGATTGGCAAATAGTTAGAAGCCGGTAAAGAAGACGTGATCTTAATTCTGTATCGAAGAATGGACGCACGCGGAGCATTCTTAACAGTTTCGTTATTGGTTGTGGGGTTCCACAGATAAATCTGAGATGACGTGGTGTCATCGATGAAACGTTCGTACTCAAGTGAAACGTAGTTAATAGCTGACGGCGCAAAAGCTCCATCAACAATAGGATTTGTAGCACTATTAAGTTGCTGAGTCGGGCTACCAGAAGGAACTAAGTAGAAAGTCCCTGATTGACCAGACCTTACGTGGAATACTGCGCCAGGATCAACTTCAAGCTGAAGACCGGATGCTGATCCACCAATTGCACCTGCCATCAGGATCTTAAATCCACGAAGGACATAGCCGTTTGACGGGCCAGTCACGAAGGACGCAATTAATTCGTCAAAATCGTTAGAAACTGCGGACTCTACAGACCGCATGTCCGGAACGTCAACTCGTTGCTGACTGATCCAATTTACGCGCCTTTTCGCTGCCATTTTTAACCCTTTAGATACGTAATGTTCTCCCTATAAGATTGGGGTTATGTCTCTTGCAGCAAAAACCCAAAATATCTAAGCAGATAAGCAATCTTAAGATATATTGGATACAGGAGATCGCGCTTGGGCAAAACTCGCCGTGGACACAAGGAATTTTCCAATGAGCAACGACTTAAAGTTGAAAACCAGAAATTACGTAGAGAAAACAGCAGGTTACGTAAACAGTTAGCTAGGATAGATCTAGACCGATACACGCATGTACGCGATATTGTTGAAGAACATTTGGCAAATGAAGAAGAAGTTGATGCCGATAGGCTATTAGAAGCGCTTAAAAGCAAATGGCGCTGCCTTGCCGATAAGTGCGTAGATGGTTATTTAGAGATCATCGTCTATTCCAAAATGAATCAAGAATGGTATTTCCGACAATGTAATAAGTGTGATAACCGAACGAAATCACAGGTTTATTCACCAAATGTCGAGGGTATTAAAAAAGAAATACCGTTGGAACCCGAAAAAGTCGGCGTTAAATCAAAAAACAAGTAATTAACGCTAATACCTTATTTTCTTTGTAAAATAAGAAATTAACAGCTATACTGATCTGGATTGGAGGTCTGATGACCTACGAACTGATGATTATCGCTGCTGCAAAATTAGTAAAGGTATCGCCACAACTTCTCCTGGCTATCTGTGTTACTGAAAGTAACCTCAAAAACGTAGTTGTTCCTCACGATGGCGGAAGTCCTACCTATGGTATCTGCCAAGTAAAACTTGATACCGCAAAGATGCTTGGCTACACGGGCAATGCAAAAGGTCTGATGGACCCAAAGACCAACATCAAATTCGCCGCTCTTTATCTCAAATACCAAAAAGATCGTTATCAGTATGATTGGTGCAAAGCTACCGCTGCCTACAATGCCGGAAGATATAACGAGTCTAAGAAAATGCCTGGCTACCCTATGAACCTGAAATACGTTCGTTTAGTCCAAAGCAAACTAGAACCCAAACATCGTTACAAACTAACCTGTAGGTGAAACATGAATTATTCAAAAGTTTATTTTCCATACGAAGACGGCATGGCAATCGGATGGGTACGAAAAGATCTATCTAATAAACTGGCAGACTCAAAGCCAACTAGAATATTGGAGTTGTGTGACTATGCTGTATTTGAAGGATCTATTGTTAAACAAAAAGGTACAACTGAAAGACTTATAGATATTTTATTAGGAGTTTCAGATGAAAACAATTGAGCAATTGGAAATCGAATCACTTCAGAATGCACTCATTGCTAATGACTTTCGTATTAGCGACGCAGCTAAGTCTCTTGGATTGGGTACGGCGACAATGTATCGCAAGATTGCCCAATATAGACTGGCAACTACCTATAAACCTACTCCTGAATTCAAAGAAGATCCAAAAGGAGATTTGGTTAAAGCGTTAAAGCTCGTAGAAGATTTAATGGAATATTGTGACCATTGCGCAGATTTCAGCAACGGAAATGTCGCTAATGGTGTGGACGAAGGCAATGTTTTAGCAAGCAATGCTTTCTATCGCATTAAGGAACAAGTTCAACTTCTAAAGAATAGGAATAACTTGTAAATGAAGGTCATGTCATTGGATGCCGAATACAATCAGCCAAGCAAGAAGGCCATCGAGATTGGTGCGGCTATCTATGACGCTAAGTCTGGAGAATTGATCGATACCTTTGAAACACTGGTTAATCCTGGTGAACCAATTAGCCAGGAGATTGTCGAACTAACCGGCATTACAAATAGCATGGTAGTTAATGCGCCAAATATTGGCGAAGCATTTAAAGAACTTAAGGCATTCCATGCCAAACATAAGGTCTTTCGAAATCCTATCGTATGGGGCTCAGGCTATAGGAACGATTCTTTAGCACTGTGGGAAGAGAGCGGCCCAATAGAAGAAAACTTCATGGGTTATCGAGTTATCGATGCTAAAAGTATTTTTCAGTCGATTCAGATCTATAAAAACAAACAATTCGGCGGCGGATTAGAGAAGATCTGCAACGAGATCTTAAAAATAGGTTTCGAAGGCAGCCAGCACAGAGCATTGGTTGATGCCAAAAATGCCTTTAGGGTATGGCATTTTTTAGTTTCGAGATATCCGGACTTCAGATGAGAATGACATTCGGTAAATACAAAGACACTGATCTTTGTGAAATCCCTATCGAATACCTATACTGGGTTCAAAAAGTAACAAAGAATAAAAGTCTCAAAGTAGAAATCGAATACGAAATAATTAGACGTGAAGAAGAAGAGCGTATTTTAAAGGAATATTACAGTCAAGATCCAGAAGAGTTTAGCTAAACGCTCTGTCTAAGGCCATCATAGGAACGATACCCGTAAACTCAAAATTCAACTTATAAGTCTGCTTGGTGCCAACTTGATGACTTTCTCTAACTACTTTGGCCTGAGGAATAAAAATAATATCCTCACCAGATTGCCTGTCTTGAATTCTAATTGAGATATACGGAGCAGCAGCAGAGTCGGTAAAAAGCGGGCGAAGATTGTGAGCTTGAATACCGCCAGACATTTTAAGTCTGAGGCCGTTTACTTTGCCTTTTACGCTGATAATGTTAGAGGCGATTTCTTGCGCGTAAGGAGCGTCAATGCCGCGAATTTCGGTTTCGCCATAATCGATGTCGATTGAAACGCTTTGAGCAACTTTATACACTTTATTATTGATGTACATTTTAATATGAGCGCCGGTTAAAACAAAAGAAGCCATCTTTAATCCTCGTCCCTAAGACCCTTAGGAAGTTCAGCCAACGGAACTGATTGGCCAGCCATAGAATGTGTGCAGTCGGAACAGTAATGCAAAATGCCATTGGTCAGAATGTAATGACATATATAAGGAACGGGATCTCCTTTTTCATCTAAGACCCATTCGCCTGTCCAATTGCCGCCTTCGTCAGTGACGATTTTCATTCCTGAATGCTTAAAGCTTGGTGAAAAAGTAGGTTTCTCTAAGTCACCGTTAAAGCTCCAACCATCGGGAAGCGGATGCATTTCTTTGCAAGCAATGCAAAAATGAGCATATCCATTTACGCTTCTTCGCAAGCTTTTAGATACTTGGCCCATTACTCACCCCAAATAGTAGGGTTTTCGCTGAATTCTGTTCCCCATTTTCCGAGACCAATGTCAGAAGGATAGAGAACAGTGAAAACGATATTGATGCCGGTAGCAGCGACGCTATTAATTAGATCCTGAGCATATAAGCGACCAGAAACTACGTCTGTGACGTAAAATGGATAATCTGTCCCATCGCGTGTGATATTTGGCGGTGACTTACTGTCTACTAAAGCGATATCTGAACCAGCAGGGTGCGAGTTTTGAATTGTGTAGGCAGGGCTAATCAATAGGGTAGTAGAAGAAGGCCTAGCTATATAAGGGATTGGACCTTCTTGAATATCAGTGCCATAATTGATTATGATATTACCTTGTGAATCAGGAAACTGACTTGCATCAGTAACAGTAATTACCCTAGGCATTGTGCCATCAAGATCTTGATCCAAAGTAGTGCCGATCTCAGAAACCGTAAAGGGCTGAGTGGTATCGAACATGTATGGACCTTGCTGATTTGGCAATAATGATTGCGGATCGTCTGGATCGTGCAAATGGG